GCCGACAAGATCGACGATGCGTGCGCGCTCTTCATGGCGGTCGGCGTGATGGGCGTCGCGGCCGAGCCCGAGAAAAAGTTTCAACTGTTCTTCGTCTAGCAGTCTGCCCGACCCGCCGACCGAGCCGCCTTCGAGCGGCTTTTTAATTTGGAGCCAGCAACATGAAACGAGCCTACAGCCTTTTCACCGTCAAGAGCGTGGACGAGGAGCAACGCGTTATCGAGGGTATCGCGACGACGCCGAGCACGGATCGCATGGGCGACATCGTCGAGCCCGAGGGCGCGCAGTTCAAGCTGCCGATCCCGCTGCTCTGGCAGCACGACTCCAAACAGCCGGTCGGCGAAGTCGTCGCGGCCAAGGCTACGCCGGATGGCATCACCTTCCAGGCGCAGTTCGCCAAGATCCCCGAGCCCGGTCCGCTCAAGGACCGCATCGACGCGGCCTGGCAGTCGATCAAATACAAGCTCGTCAAGGGCATGTCGATCGGCTTTAACCCCATCGAGTCCTCGCAGATCAAGGACACCTGGGCCGAACATTTCCTCAAGTGGGAATGGCTCGAACTCTCCTGCGTCACGATCCCCGCGAACGTGGACGCAAGCATTACCAGCATCAAGTCCGCAGACCAAGCCCTGCTCGCCGCGTCCGGCGATCGGCAGCGCCCGGTCGTGCGCTTGAAATCCACTCCCGGCGCTTCGGGATCGCAGCACAACCTCCCGAAAGGAAATCCTGAAATGAAAACGATTGCTGAACAAATCGCCTCCTTCGAGGCGAAGCGCCAGGCCAGCGCGGCGCGCATGACTGAAATCATGTCGAAGGCGGCCGATGAGGGCCGCACGCTCAACGAAGCCGAAACCCAGGAATACGACACCATCAAGGCCGAAATCAAGGCGGTCGACGATCACCTGGTGCGCCTGAAAGAGCATGAGGTACAGATGGTCGAGCGCGCCGTGCCGATCATCGCGGCCAAGGTGGACGAACCGGGCAAAGCCGCGCAAGTGCGCGCCTCCAGCGGCATCGTGCTCGCCAAGGCGAACATCGAGCCGGGCGTCAAGATGGCGCGCTACGCGATGGCGCTCCTACGCGCCAAGGGCAATCTGAACGATGCGCTTTCCATCGTGCAGAACAACAAAGCTTGGATGGACACTTCGCCCGAGCTCGCCCAGGTGTTCAAGGCCGCCGTCGCAACCGGCGACACGACCACCGCGACCTGGGCGTCCGAACTCGTCTATGCGCAGAACCTCGCCACCGAGTTCATCGAGTTCCTGCGTCCGCAGACGATTCTGGGCAAGATCCCGAATCTGACCAAAGTGCCGTTCAACGTGCGCATCGCCGGCCAGAACGCGGCATCCTCGGCGTATTGGGTCGGGCAGGGCCAGCCGGTTCCAGTGAGCAAGCTGGGAACTACCGCCATCACGCTGGGCATCGCGAAAGCAGCCGGCCTGGTGGCGATCGACGACGAGCTGGTGCGCAGTTCCTCGCCATCGGCCGAAATGCTGGTGCGAAACGACCTCGCCAAGTCGATTGCGCAGTTCCTGGATTCGCAGTTCGTGGATCCCGACTACGCGGCGGTGGCGAATGTCTCGCCGGCGTCGATTCTCAACGGCGTCACCCCGGTCACGCCGAGCGGCACGACCTCGGCTGCTTTGCGCGCCGATGTGCAGACCTTGATCGACACCTGGCTCGCGGCCAATCTGGATCCGAGCCTGGGCGTGTGGATTATGCCGCCGACGCAGGCGCTCGCGCTCTCGATGATGCTGAACCCCCTGGGCCAGCAGCTCTACCCCGACATCACCTTGATGGGCGGCTCGCTCTTCGGTCTTCCGGTCATCACCTCGATGTCGGCAAAGCTCTCCGGCAGTCCGACGGTCGGCTCCATCATCGCGTTGCTCAACGCGCCGGAGATCCTGCTGGCCGATGACGGCGAGGTGACGATCAGCACGAGCTCGGAGGCGTCGATTCAGATGCTGGACAACCCGACGAACCAATCGACGGACGGCACCGTGCCGACGACGGTGGTGAGCATGTTCCAGACGAACAGCCTCGCGATCAAGGCCGTTCGCTTCATCAACTGGGCGAAGAAACGTGCGACGGCCGCGCAGTACATCGCCGGCGCCGCGTATGTGACCGGCAGCTAAAGCCCGCGGGCGCACCTGTCCGCGTTCGGATGGTGCGCCCGATTCCCAAGGAAATCTCATGCCAAAAATGATCTCCAAGATGGCCCACACGTACGACGGGCGCAATCTCGCGCCCGGCGAGCCGTTCGAAGCGCACGAGGAGTATGTCCACGCCCTGGAGCTGCTCGGCCGCGCCGAGCTTGCACCGGCGCAGGACGGCCAGCAATACCGCACGCGCCAACTGGTTGCGGACGACCCGGCGCCCGCCGCTGTCGCCGTGCGCCAGAAACGCAAGTACCAAACCAGGCACAAGGCGGCCTGATATGCGCATCTTCGGTTTCGAGCTTGCGCGCAAAAAGGCGCAGACCCTCTCCGCTGTCAATTCGACCGGCGGCTGGTTCGGCCTGATCCGGGAGTCCTTCGCCGGCGCCTGGCAGCGCAATATCGAAGTCGATGCGCCGCGCGAAGTGCTGGCCTTTTCGGCGGTGTTCGCCTGCGTCACCATTATCGCGGCCGACATCGGCAAGCTGAGAATCAAGCTCGTCGACCAGGACGACAAGGGCATCGCCACCGAGGTCAAGATCGCCTCGCCCTTTCTGCCGGTGCTCTCGAAGCCGAACCGCTACCAGACGCGCATCAAGTTCATGGAGCAGTGGGTGGTGTCGAAGCTGCTCTACGGCAACACCTTCGCGCTCAAGCAGCGCGACGCGCGCGGGATCGTCAACACCCTCTATATTCTGGATGCGCAGCGTGTGACGCCGCTCGTGGCCGACGACGGCAGTGTGTATTACAAGCTCGCCGCGGATCACCTTTCGCAGCTCGATGAGGCGATCACGGTGCCCGCATCCGAAATTATTCACGACCGCATGGTCTGCCTGTGGCACCCACTGGTTGGCGTGTCACCGATCTACGCCTGCGGCATGTCCGCGACCATGGGCAACCGCATCCAGGGCAACAGCACCAAGTTCTTCGACAATATGAGCCGCCCCTCCGGGGCGCTCTCGGCCCCTGGCACGATCAGCGACGAGACCGCGGGACGCATCAAAAAGGCCTGGGAGGAAAACTACGGCGGCAGCAACTTCGGCCGCCTCGCCGTCCTGGGCGACGGCCTGAAATACGAGGCGATGACGATCCCCGCCGGCGAAGCGCAGTTGATCGAGCAATTGAAATGGACGGTCGAGGACGTCGCGCGCTGTTTCCACGTTCCGCTATTCAAGCTCGGCGGGCCGGAACCGGTGCGCGTCAGCGTCGAATCGCTCAACCAGACCTACTACTCCGACTGCCTGCAGACCCTCATTGAATCGGTGGAGGCGTGCCTCGACGAAGGCCTGTCCCTGCCAGGGGGCTATTACACCGAGTTCGACCTGGACGGGCTCATGCGCATGGACACGGCGACGCGCTACGACACCAAGAGCAAGGCGATCACCGGCGGCTGGATGTCGCCGAACGAAGCGCGCGCCGCGGAAAACATGCAGCCGGTTGCCGGTGGCGAGTCGCCCTACCTGCAGCAGCAGAATTACTCGCTCGCGGCCCTCGCCAAGCGCGACGCGAAGGCCGATCCGTTCGCCGGTGCTGCGCCGAAGCCTGAAATGACGCCCGCGCCGGGGGCGCCGCCCATGCCGGTTCCGGCGGCGGCAAACGACAAAGCGGACTCAATCGACGCAGCCGTGCTCGCCGAGCTATTCATCAAGGGGCTCGAACTTGAACCTGCCTGACGCTGAATTGCTCGCAACAAAGATGATTGCGGCGGTCAGGCGCTACGTTGCCAGCGCTATATACCCACTTAGCAGCCGGATCGACGAGCTTTTCGGCAAGATCAACGCCATTCCCGCGGGCCCAAAGGGCAATCCTGGCGACCAGGGCGCACAGGGCGAGCGCGGCGAGGCCGGAGAAAAGGGCGAGCCCGGTACGCCCGGTGAGCGCGGGAAAAAAGGCGTTCCTGGCACGCCCGGTGAGCGCGGCGAGAAGGGCGAGCCGGGAGAACAAGGCCAGCCGGGCGCAAGAGGCGAGCCCGGCGCAGTCGGCGAACGCGGCGAAAAGGGCGACAGCGGTGCGCCCGGCGAATCGGTCAAAGGCGATCCGGGGCCGCAGGGCGAGCGCGGCGAGGCCGGCGCACAGGGCGAGGCAGGCCCGGCGGGCGAAGTCGGCGCAAAGGGCGATCGAGGCCCGGCGGGCGAGCGTGGTGAAAAGGGCGATCCCGGCGAGTCGATCAAAGGCCAGCCTGGGGAAAAGGGGGATCTTGGAGCACCGGGCGAGCGCGGAGATAAGGGCGAACCGGGCGAGCAGGGTCCTCCGGGTGCAAAAGGCGACCCCGGCGCGGTCGGCGAGCGCGGCCTGCCAGGCTCACCGGGTGAGTCGGGCCAGGCGGGCGAGCGTGGAGAAAAGGGCGATCCTGGCGCAGCGGGCGCCGATGGCGAGCCCGGCAAAGACGGCAGTCCTGGGCGCGACGGCGCGAACGGCAAAAGCGCCTACGAGCTCGCGGTCGAAAAGGGCTTCGCCGGTACGGAGCTCCAATGGCTTGAGGCGCTCCGGGGCAAGGATGGGAAACCCGGTGAGCCCGGCGCCGCTGGCGCCTTCGGTCGCGACGGGCGCGACGGTAAGGATGGAGACGCCGGGCGCGACGCACTCGCGATCGACATCCTGCCTGCGATCGACGAAGCGAGAAACTATCCGCGCGGCACCTTCGCAGAACACCGTGGCGGCACCATTCGCGCGATCCGCAACACCGATCCGATCACCGACGCCGGCCTGGAAAAAGCCGGTTGGGTCGTCAGCATGAACGGCATTGACCACGAATCCGAGGAAACGCTGGACGATGGCCGCACGATCCGCCGCACCACGCACTACACGAGCGGGCGCACGCTGGTGCGGGAGATCAAGACCAGCGCGCTTCTGTACCGCGAGGTATGGCGCGAGGGCGAATTCGAGCGCGGCGACGTGGTGACCTGGGGCGGCTCGGCCTGGCACTGCCAGGAAAAGACCACGGAGAAGCCGGGCACTTCCGCGGCCTGGCGTCTGATGGTGAAAGAGGGTGCGCGCGGCAAGGACAGCAAAACGGATGCCCCGCCCGCCGCGCGCGAGCCGGTACGACTCAAATGAACTTCACGCTTGAACGTGTAACCCAACCGGACATCGAGCCGGTGACCCTCGATGAAATGAAGCGGCACCTGCGCTGTTTCATGACCGTCACCGATGAAGATGATGACATCACGGCGCTGATCGTTGCCGCGCGCGAATGGGTCGAGGATTACACCGC